AAAATGAAAAACTTTTTTAAAAATCTTTTTGCTAAACCCCAAGTTGTTGCCAGTCCCAAAACTCCAAAAGATCTGGCTACTGAGCGTAAAGAACCGTGGATTTCTGTACTAAACACTCATGTAAATCCAGACAATATTCGAAACGGGTTTTTTGAGCTTGATTGGAACGAGTATTTTGTGTTACAATTACGTACAGCAGGCTACATTGGTGACACAGATGAGGCAATAGTCGATGCATGGTTCAGTGAACTGTGCAGGAATGTAGGGGCTGAGGAAAATATTGACATGTCCCGACGATCGTCAGGATATGTGAATGTTAACAATCTAGGTAACGGCAAAACTGAGGTTTCATAATGTCAAAGACATATATATTGGTAGATACTGCAAATACTTTTTTTAGAGCTCGATATGCGGTTCGAGGCAGTCTAGAAGATAAAATTGGTATGAGTATTAATACTGTGCTAGGCAGTGTTCGTAAGGCTTGGCGAGATTTTAAAGGTGATCATGTTGTATTTTTTCTTGAAGGCCGAAGCTGGCGTAAGGATTTTTATGCTCCATATAAGCGACAACGTGCTGAAGGTCGAGCGGCGGCCAGTCCTAGTGAACAAGAGGAAGAGCGAGTATTTTGGGAAACGTTTGATCAGTTTAAAGACTTTATCACCAATAAAACAAACTGCACAGTTTTGCAAAATCCTAGACTTGAAGCGGATGATTTAATTGCAGGTTTTATTAAAAATCATCCCACCGACAATCACATAATTATCAGCACAGATGGAGATTTTGCACAATTGATTTCGCCAAATGTTCGTCAATATAACGGTGTAATGCAAATTACGACTACGCATGAGGGCTACTTTGATGAAAAAGGCAAACGTGTGATTGACAAAAAAACTAACAAAGAAAAGCCCGCACCTGATCCACAATGGTTGCTGTTTGAAAAATGTATGCGGGGGGATACTAGCGACAATGTGTTTAGTGCATTTCCAGGTGTGCGTGAAAAAGGCACAAAGAATAAAGTTGGTCTCCGAGAGGCCTTTGCAGATCGAGCAAGCAAAGGATATTCTTGGAACAACATGATGCTCCAGCGCTGGACTGATCACGAAGGTGTTGAGCATCGAGTGTTAGATGATTACAACCGTAATGTGGTATTATGCGATTTATCAGCACAGCCTCAAGATATTAAAGATTTAATTGAGCAAGTAATTGCCAGTATAGAGGAAAAGAATATATCACAAGTGGGTGTAAGATTAATGAAATTTTGTGCAGAATTTGACATGCAAAAAATTAATGAACAAATTAACAGTTATGTAGACCCATTAAATGCAAGGTATATTAAAGAATGAATTCAACTGCAAAAATTTTAATTCCAGATAAAGAATGGCTGATTAAAGATAGTTTTGGTAAAATTGCCAGTGTGGCTAAATTTAAAAAGGGCTATCTGGTATTGTGCAATGGCAAATCGATTGCTTTTAAAAATTTAGCCGAAGTCAAGGCTGCTGTAGGTATTGCATTTTTTGAAGAATCAATCAAAGATCATAAACGAGAGGATTTTCCCAATTACAATATCTATGGATACCCGTGCAAAAATAAACCTTTTGAGCCTTTATACAACGTTCAAAAGAAGCTGCCCCTATACATAAAACGCACCAAAAGCAAAAGTCAGCATTGCGCTGGTCATTATATCATTAAATTTAGAAAAGGTTGGGTTAAAAGTTTTTGTCCCAAGCTAATCACATTAGAACGATATCCCTTTCAAGGTCCGTGGAAAACTGAAGAAGAATCAAGACAAGCATTAAAAAAGGCCAATCAGTTATGCGACAATTGAACACACTGCCCATAGAAAATTTTTTGGACAAGGCTAGAATCGCTATTAAAAGTAATCAAAAAACGATAACAATGGATATTAAAGAAGTGGCTGATTTACAAAATAGTCTTGCAGTGGTAATGACTAGATTAAGTGGCGAATTAGATCAACAGACTGCAAAATCTGATCCTATTACAATTAAAATGACAGGTGGAACTTTTTAATTCTTGGAATAAATACATGCTTAACGGAGCGTGTACTCAATGTCAAGGCCTAAACCCACTGTGTTATTAGAAATAACTAACAAAAAAACATACAAAACTGAACAGGTATTGGACGCAGATGCCATTTGGGCAGTATTTTATCAAGATAAACCTATCAATTTAAAAACCAGTAGCATTGTAGCTCAAAAAGTTGGACCAAAATATAAAAAAATAAGTTTTAGCAATCCAGGTCATGCGTTCAATCTTGCAGAAAAACTCAATAAAATTTTTTGCTCTACAGATTTTTCTGTCTACAAATTGGTTACTGGAGAAAAGATGACCAATGAATCAGAAAGTTGAACTAACACGTTATGTGGCAAATCAATGCCAGTTGCCTACTGATGATGATTCCATCAAACATTATTTAATACAATGGTGGCTCAACCCTAGAGTAAAAATATCAGGAGGCCTTAGACTGACTGATGAAGGATTTGATCGAGTTTCAGAACATGTCAAAAGACATCGGGTAATCATTGACGAACCCATAGCGTACACTAACAAGGTCATCATTTGGTTGGATAATTATATTGATAGTCCATGGTACGTGACTGATAAGGAAATTTTTGTATTCAGCGAACGCATGGCTGTACAACTAGTGCTATTTTCTGGTAATATAGCCAGATATTCTGAAATTAAAGCCAATACTGCTCGTTGCAAACTTGACAATATATAGATTTTGCTGTATAATTTAGACATACTGTAGTGCACAGTGCCTACAGTAAATCTTTTAGAAAGCACTAAAATGGCAGAGCAAACCAACACTAATCGTACTGTTACACCTAACGACGCTAAACGCAGTCTTCGTAAGTGTATCAAAATTAAACGCCCCGTGTTCATGTGGGGGCCTCCAGGTATTGGCAAAAGTGATATTGTAAAACAAATTGGGGACGAAACAGATCGTGAAGTGATCGACGTTCGCCTGTCTCTTTGGGAACCTACTGACATCAAGGGCATCCCTTATTACAACAGTACCGAAAACACAATGACTTGGGCTCCTCCGGCAGAACTGCCAACTGATCCTGAATCTACTGCTATCCTATTCCTGGACGAATTAAACAGTGCAGCGCCTGCCACGCAGGCAGCGGCTTTCCAGCTGGTTTTGAATCGTCGAGTGGGTACATACATTCTACCTAAAGGTGTAAGTATTGTGGCTGCTGGCAATCGAGAAGCAGATAAAGGTGTTACATACCGGATGCCTAGCCCTCTAGCTAATCGATTTGTTCATATTGAGTTAAAAACTGATTATGACGACTGGTTACAATGGGCTACTACTAACCACATTCATGAGCAAGTGGTTGGCTACATTGGTTTTTGCAAACAGGATCTTTACGATTTTGATCCAAAAAGTTCCAGCCGTGCATTTGCAACGCCACGTTCTTGGTCATTTGTCAGCGAACTGCTCATGGATGATGATCTGCCAGAAGGCACGTTGACTGATTTGGTTGCTGGAGCAATTGGAGAAGGATTGGCCATCAAGTTTATGGCACATCGTCGTGTTGCTAAACAAATGCCCAATCCCTCTGACATCCTGTCAGGCAAAGTGGAAAAATGTAACATTAAAGAAATTTCTGCAATGTATACCTTGACCACTAGTCTGTGTTACGAACTACAGGCAGCCGATCAACAGAAAGTTAAGAATTGGGACGAAATGGCAGACCATTTCTTTAAATTTATGATGGACAATTTTCCAACTGAATTAGTGGTAATGGGTGCGAAAGTATCAATGACTACATATCAGTTACCGTTTGACACTACCAAGTTGAAAAACTTTGATCAGTTTTATGAAAAATACGGTAAGTTAATTACTATGGCTATGGAATAAAAAGAAAATATTTTCTTTTATTGACAGAACTCATAACTTAATGTATAATATAATTTTAATTAGAGGTAATTATGTCTTCTAAAACATCCACAGCTAACAAAAAACTGTACCAGTCCAAACAAAGACAGTTCACATCAGATCAAAAAAATAAGATTGTGGAAAAATTAGTTGCCACTCGAGTTAAACTATTATTGCGGCATCCATTTTTTGGCAACATGGCAACTCGAATGAAATTGATTGATGCCACTGAATGGTGCAATACACTAGCCACCGACGGTCGAAATTTTTATTACAACAACGACTTTGTAAACGAACTCACTCCTGCACAATGCGAGTTTGGTTTTGCTCACGAAATTTTACACAATGTGTTTGATCACATGGGACGCCGTAACGGTAGAGATCCACAACTTTCAAATATTGCAGCCGACTATGCAGTTAATCAAATTTTGAAAGACGAACGAATTGGTGAGATTCCGGCAATCATTCAAATTTATCAAAATGACAAATATCGTGGTAAAAGTTACGAAGAAATCTATGCTGATATTTACGAAAAAGCAGATAAAATTGACATAGCCTCGCTGGGTGAATTGCTTGATGATCACTTGGACGGTGATGATGAGGGCAACGGAGCTCAAGACGGAAAAGAAATTGACGGCAATGGTAAGGGGCGGCCTAAACTCACCGACGAAGAAAAGAAACAGATCCGCGATGAGATAAAAGAAGCAATGGTAGCGGCTGCACAAGCAGCAGGTGCTGGCAAAATCCCATCAGGAATCAAACGTTTGATTAGCGACTTCACTGAACCTAAAATGGACTGGCGCCAAATTCTGCGTATGAATATCCAAAGCATCTTTAAAAGCAATTTTAGTTTTAGTCGACCCAATCGTAAGAGTCAGCATTGCGGCGCAATCCTGCCAGGCATGATGAATGAAGAAACTATTGACGTGTCTGTTGCAATTGATATGAGTGGTAGTATTTCTGACACGCAGGCTCGCGAATTTATTAGTGAAGTCAAAGGAATTATGGACGAATACAAGGATTTTAAATTAGATCTTTGGTGTTTTGATACCCAAGTTTATAATTATGCTAAATTTACAGGCGACACCGCTGATGAAATTATGACTTATGAAGTTAACGGAGGTGGTGGAACTGATTTTGAGGTCAATTGGAAATTTATGAAAGACAATGATATCAATCCCAAGAAATTTATCATGTTCACAGATGGGTATCCATACGGTAGCTGGGGTGACGAAGATTACTGTGATACATTGTTTGTAATCCACGGTAATGATACCATCGTTGCTCCATTTGGACAAACTGCCTATTTTACATTATTGGCTGATTAATTGTGGCATTGAATCGCGGTCAAGCTAATCCATTGGGGATACTAAATTTAAGAAAATTAGGGTTTATCCCTGATCATTTTTCAAAAATTAAGGTAAAATCATCTGATATCAAATTATTAACTCAGTGGATTAACTATAACTTAAATAGTAGGTATGCAATTAAAAAAGCCTACGATATCAACTTTCAAAATAAGAATTTAGTTGAAACATTTGAAATTGGAATGGAAGATCCTTCCGAAATTACTATGTTAATTTTAGGATGTCCTCATTTACATAACATATAAAGGAAAAAAAATGAACGAAGAAACTCAACAATCTGTAGAAGATACTACACAGCCTGCCGCTCCTCAACTCAGCATCCAAGATTTGCAAAATCTCCGTGCAGTGATCGATTTAGCAGTACGTCGCGGGGCATTTGGCGCCTCCGAGGTCAGCTCAGTTGGTCAAGTTTTTGATCGTCTTAACACATTTTTAACCGCAATTGCCCCGCAAGTTGATTCCGCTACTGGTCAATAATAAGGTCATAATATGAAACATATAGGAAAAATGAAAAACAACAACGCAAAGATTGTTGTTGTTTATAGAACCTTGCCTGGAGATTCAAAAAGTGCATTAGTTGTAGGCACTGGAAATATGAATGATTCTTGGCACGATTCATTAATGTCATTGGTTCAAGAGTCTGCCGGTCAAGAAGCAAATGAATTGGCCGATGTATTATCGGTTCGAAAATTTCCTGATGGACGAACTATGCTGGAAGCATTGCATCTGGGCGGGCATCTTAAAAAAGTACCAACCACAGGTGTAATTATGACACCATCATCAAATGCATCAATTGCTCTCAACGAACTTAATGATCTTATTGCTAAACAAAAAGGTATTACAGTCGATGAGCTGGCGGTTACTGATGGCAGCAGGCCTAACAAAAGGCCTGCTGTCAAAGATGATCCGACAAAAACTACTAGTTCTAGTGTAAATTCCGGCGAGGAAGTTTTATCGTCTGAAACTGTTACAGCAGAACCTGTGTCAATCACCGAAGAATTGAGTCCTACACAAATGAGATCAAAGGCGGATAAACTTTTCAAGGAAGCACAACTTCTTAGAAAAGAAGCGGACGCAATTGATCCACCAAAAAGTCGCAAAATTAAAGAAGTTGTAACGGACGCCAAATGATGCATCCTGAATTAGTTTATCTAGATGCTCTTAAAAACATCTTGGAAAACGGCGATGATAGACCAGATCGAACAGGCGTAGGTACTAGAAGTATTTTTGGACTTCAGCTTCGATTTGATCTATCAGAAGGTTTTCCCGCTGTAACTACAAAAAAATTAGCTTGGCGTTCAGTTGTTAGTGAACTACTATGGTTCATTGAGGGCAGTGGGGATGAGTTACGTCTAAAAGAAATCCTTCATGGTAATAGAGCTAGCGATAAATCCACAATATGGACTGATAATGCACAGGCTACTTATTGGGTCAATCGAAAACTTAAAAGAAGTGCCGGTGATCTAGGTAGAATTTACGGGGTTCAATGGCGTAGGTGGCGAAAACCACTAATTCGTATCAATAAGGTTATTCTTCAAAATTATGATCAGTTACTGGAATTAATTTCAGGTATCAAAGATGATCCATATGGCCGCAGACATATTATTTCAGCATGGAATCCTGGAGAATTAGATTTAATGGCGTTGCCGCCTTGCCACATAATGAGTCAGTTTTATGTTAGCAATGGTAGATTGAGTTGCCATATGTATCAAAGATCTGCAGATTTTTTCTTAGGTGTCCCATTTAATATTGCTTCATACGCATTGTTTACGCACATGATTGCACAAGTGTGTAATTTAGAAATAGGTGATTTGATTATTAGTTTTGGCGATGCGCATATCTACCACAATCATTTCGATCAAGTCAAACAACAGTTGACCCGAAAACCATTTTTATTACCCACATTGCAGTTAAATCCATCTATACAGTCAATTACTGATTTTGAAATGGATGATGTTGAGTTAGTGGATTATCAACACCACGAGGCTATTGTAGCACCAATGGCTGTTTAAACTACCAGTATTTCAATAATACCAAAGCCCTCGGACTGCGACCCCAGGGCTTTTCCTATGACTGTTCCAGCAAATACATTGTAAAATGCAGCACATCCATATCCAGGTGTACTACTAGTAACAATCAAGTCACCTTTTCTAACATGCCCCTGAACCTTGCAAGGAACTCGACCTTTTAGGGCAATTGCAGGGTGAGTTTTATCAGATCCGGCGTCTTTATTCATCAAATAAGCTGGATTTTTACTTACTACACCCACTACTCGTGTATCACCAAATTGATCAGTAACAGTGACTTCTTTGTCGCCGCCAATGATCAATACAGTGCCTTCATCATATTCAGCATCTGCTTCATATCGTTCGGCTAAATCGGCATAATATGCTGACGAAGCAGTGGCATTTAATACCCCGGCATTGTAATAAAAAGAAGATGTAGTTACTAAAGAAACGCTACCGTTAGTGACATTTGACAATGGTACATAAAAATTAGATGAAATATTTGATTGTGATTTTACTGAAACATTTCTAGCATTGATTGCGTCAGCTGCGGTTCCCCAAAGCAAATAACCCGAAGTAGTAGTTACCGAAGATACTCCGGTGCTTGCATCAGCATTGGGTAATGTGATACCTTGCTTGATAACTGTAAAGGTATTTAAGCTGTTCCCGCTAATTAAATTAAGATTTTGTGGGGCGTATGTGGATTGATTTGAAAAAGAAACCACTGGAGAATTTCCAACTTTACCAATAATTACTGAATTTTGAGTAATACCGTTAGCCGCAAAAATCCTACCATAAATCCAAGAACTAAACTGGCTACCGTTAGTGGGGCCAATATTAACATAGTTACCTGCAGATGCTTGATATCCATAAAGAATACCATTGTCCCAAAACATATCACCATCTGCAGGGTTTGACACTGTTGATGTTGATCCAACGGTAATGCTACCAATACCCTTAAATTGATTACCATCATAACTTATATAAAGCTGTCTACTAGTGCTATTAAACCATAATTGCCCTTGCAGAGGGTTTGATAATACTGGGAGAATGGGAACATTACTCGTTCCTGGAGATGAAAAATTTTCTAATAATTTTATAAAATTTTCTTCAAAAGGCTGTCCATATCCAGAAAAGTTTTTTCCAAGAAATGTAAGACCAGTGCTGTTATCTACAGTCCCGTCTGCAACCGAAATTAATTGACTTCCAGTAGTTAAATTTAATATGTATGGCATAATTAGAATGTTGATAAAGTTGAAGTTCTTTTCCAGGTATTAATAGCTGTGCAAACGTAGATATAACTTGAATCAACTGCTATTTGCCCAATTGTACCAGTCGATGCCGATGTCAGAGGTGCTGGGTTTACAATAAAACCGTTAGTGGCCTGTATAGACCCAATAATATTTAAACCTTTTACTATAGAATAAGCTGCGGAGCCAGCTAATGGAAATGTATTCGCACTGTCATTAGCACTGGCAACAAAAGTACTGTTACTTAACACGCCAACTACACTACCATTATTTTCAAGTAATACAACTGGCTGTGATCGTGGTGTTGGAGTAGTGTTATCTAATATTGGCGTGTTTAAATTAGGTAATATCCAACCACTGGGGGATGATCTAGGATACGTGGGTATTGTTACAAAATTATTAAATGTATAAACATTCAATTGATTTTGGACAGTGTCATACCAAAAATCCCCAACAGCAACGCCACCAGGGAACTCAGAGGATACAGTAGCAGCACCTGCATGCTGCCATCCATTATTAGACCTATAGTTAGGATCGTATACATTGAGTCGCCTGTTAGTAGAATCGTACCACAACTGGCCTGTTAACGGATTTATTGGTCTGCTGTGATTTGGACTAGATGAATTTGTCAATAAAGTCACTAAATTTTGATTTTGGTAAATCCCGTATCCCTTAAAATTTCGTCCAACAAACGCCACACTTTTAGAAGTATCAACAGTTCCGTCGGCCACTATCAATATTGGCGTACCATCATTATACGTTATTGCAAAAGACATTTAAAATCCCCCAGTCAAACTTTGTACTCGAATAGTATAATCAATTTGTAATAATCGATTTAGAGATTTTTGAATAGGATGAAAAATCACATGAGTTAAATACGGGCCAGTACCAGTGCCGTCTGGACCGTATGCTCTAATACCAATTTCATCAAACACAAACGTTCCATCACTGTTTACAGTACTATCAAATGCCTGCTGTCCGCTTGGTTCTCCAAAATCTAATAAACAACTGACCAAAATATCGCTGTATGGCACTCCTGGTAAATGACGATATTGCATGAAATTCCTAGCAGGATCCAAATTGGCACTATTAGTACCTGCAATGCCATAAGCATCAACCACTTTATAATAAGTTTTATTGTATAAACCAGAAGTAGTACCAATTACATTAGGAGTAAGATATGTTATAATGCCAGTAGCATCAACTCTAGAACCCCCGTTACCAAACGCCATACCTTCAATCATGCCAATACCTTGATTGGATAAACTTTGTGCCATTGCTATGCTAAAATTTTCGTAATTAATAGCATTAGGCTGATCTCGAAATACTTCCTTAGATATTGGATCATAAATTTTAATATGCCCCCGAACTGCTATAGTACAATTTTCATTAGGGGCTTCATGAGATTTATTAGTCATATTTGATTTTTCCATAGTAATATTTATATTATATTAAACCGCCCCGTGATTTAACTTCGGTAGAATTTGATCCATAAAAATAATGCGAAGGTAATACTGCGGGTCCTGATTTTAAGAAATTAGCAACTGTACTAGTGCTGTCCAATAACGATGTACTAGCATTAATTGATATAACATCATTCCAAGAGGAGCCAACTTGACGTTTGACTATTGTTAGTTGTGTGCCTGTACTAATTTTAACTGTTGCAGTATTTAAAATTAGTTGCTGAGTGCCTGTGTTGATTAAAAAATCAGGCAACAATCTTTTCATTCCAGAATATACAAATGACGGAACTGCCTGAATATTGTATTGATTATTATCAGTACATACCCAAATCTCATTTGTATCTTGACAGATATATGCATCACCCAAGTAAATGGTTGCAGTTGATAATGATAATGCAGTTGGTACAACCCCTTTAATTTGAGTTTGTAATATGCCATCATAAGACACTGTAGTGTCGTGATAAAAAGATTGATCTTTTTTCAGCAATCTTCCGCCATAGTATACTTCAATTTGATCTTTTGCATCAATGCTGGCTGATGATATTGAATACGATCTTGCCTGATATATTTCTGTTCCAATGTATGAGTCATTTGGCAACGTGGATTTGGTAGTCATTAATTTTATACCGTCACATTGTATGGTAGCAGATGTTTTTGGATTAACCCAATTATACACTGTAGTGGTACTTATTATGTATGTGTTTTCCAAAGCTGCACTAGTAAAAGTATTCTGTACTAGTACGGTATCTGAATATGGTGTAGCTGGCAACACATTAATAGTTTGATTAGCACCCTGATCTAGAACAATAGTGCCTATATCCAAATGCGCTGCTGGTGCAGTTCCACCAGTGGCCCTGCGTAATTGACTCAAAACATTATCAATATTTTTAAAGAATTCAATCCGTTCCCCCGCAATCAATACAACTCCCGGTATATTCCTATCAGAATCTGGCTGACTTAATATACTTCCATCAGCAACATAAATTGAGTTACTGGCGGGAGTTAGCGGGGATGTTAGATACGTGGAGTCGTCGTTGGACAATCTAGTAAATGAGGTTTTTCCTAGAAAGTCCTTAGAAATTCGATAACCTAACGTTTTTGCCGATCTGCTGGGGTCGGCAAAACTCATTATAAACACCGTGTCCTCATTCGTTAGGTTAATTGCATCACTAATTAGTACTGTTAAATTATCGCCCAACATTTGATAATCGATATTGTTTACTAACGATATTAATCCAGTAGAAGTAGTGTCTGCTTCCACCCACAAATAGTTTGAGTTCAGCACCGGATAACTTAGTTTATATGTTCGAAGAGGACTTCCCACAAAACGTTGTGACACCATTCCTAAACTATCCTGTATTGCAAATGTAGTTATTTTTAAAGTAGCAGAAGTCAAATAACTATAATTTGGTGTTAGTAATAGCGAACTACCGTCAGTAGTGACCATAAAATCATAATCATATGGCACTATACCATTAGTATTTGATACCGCATTAGAAATATTATTATAATAAAATGTTTCTATCGCCACTTTACTACCAACAACAGGCGTATTGCCAGATGATGCAGGTTGACTAGTTAATGTCACTGAATTATTAGAAATTGTATAGTCTAATGTATAACTCAACGGTAGCCCATTTAGATATACTTGAATATTTGAAGCATTTCCAGTAACAGCAAATGACGAGGTTGACGATACAATTGGATAACTGGCTAATGCAACGTTTGTCGTAGTTACTGTGTAATACGTAACATACGGCGGACGCAGTCTTATAGGGTTGCCTTGATTTGGAATTAACTCAAGAATAATTTGAGAACTAAACGGTCCTAAATTGGCAGGCATATTTGTTAAACTTATACTATTGGCATAACCATTTTGATTATAAGTTCCCAATTGAGCACTACCGGTAGAATACACTTGCTCAGTCAATTTATTAAATTTTGGATTGGTAGAATTAAAAAACCAAGATTGAATTAAATGTGACCCAGTAGGTAAATTATACACCAAAACCGATACCCTAGAATCCCTAATACTAGCCGTATTTAATGAATAAAATATAGGTTGTCCTGGCACATTAGGGTAAACTGTGTTACTAATTGGTAATCCGTCAACAGTCACATATGCCCCGCCAACTTCATTATAGTTAACCATACCAATTATTGTGGTAGCACCAACTGTTGTTGTAACTATTACTGGAAAAGATTGGGTATCTATAATGCCTAACCCAGAATAATCTGCATCGCCCACCCCTATTATTGAATACCCCAATATGCCACCAGTTTTTTGTGGCGGTACTGTCAATGTTTTGTTAGTCCAATTAATATTAAATTGAGTTGAAGTCGTAAAGGTTGTAGATGTAACGTATGTCAATAGATTATTGTTTATTGTTACTACAATACTAGCAACTGTGGGTGGCATGACTGACAGGTTAAATGTTTGTGTCAACGTAGAACTATATACTCGGTTACTACCGTTGAAAATTGTTGGTGTCTGATATGCAGATTTAGTGTAAACATCTATCGCCAAAGAATCAACTGAAAGACCCGGCACGAACTCCTCTAATGATTGTCCTGTTGCAGTGGATACAAATCCAAATGATCCGTCGATTATATTGTCAGTGTTGTCAATACCCAGTGCATTTATTAGTCGGCCGCCCCCCCAAGAAGGGTAGTCTGATGTACTAGGATTGAGTATAGTGTCCGCCAACTGTCCAGAATTAACATTTGAAAAACCAGTACCCTCATATTGTCCGCCAATAATTTTTCTAGGGTCCACTACTCCTGACATTAATTGGCCAAGGTCGTTACCCGGCATGGCGTCAGATGGAGCATAAAAATTCTGTATTCTCTCAGCTGCTGACATCAATTCAGTGCTTTTTTGATAAATGACTGTCAAATTAAAAGGCTGAGTGGTTTCTAATTTTAATAATTTAAGATAGCTATATTTTTTATTATAACTCTGATAACGCTCAGTAGTATATGTTATAGTATACATTGAATTAAAAACTAACACACCATTTATCTGCACTTGAATTTTTGATTTATCAGCTTGAGCTAGCCAACTCAATTGGAACAATGTCTCGCCTGGTTTTCCTAAAAAATTATCAACCACAGTCAAATTGCCAAGTTGATCTCGGGCACTAATTCTGTCAAATAATATTCTAGAACTTGTTTCTCGCCAAGGCACAGTAATCAATTTTATGTCAGCTGTATAACTAGCAGTAGTAACTATCCCAGAAGATGTATTATAACATTCTGGAAAAGTAAAATTACTCAAAGGTATTGGTGCAAAGACATATTGTTGAGACGTTGAATTGAATATAACTGGATAATCAAAATCGGTTATTGTGGTATTAGGTGCTTCAAAATTTTCAAATTCTGTGGTAAATTGACGTACTTTAGTATGGTAAGGTTTGACTTCATTTACAAAATTTTCATAATACGCAGCATCCTGTAATTTATATACAGGAGGCTGAGTTAGAGTTCCTGCATAATTTACCACATCAATTAATGATGTTTTAAACGCCCAGTTGACAAATTTTTGTTCTGAGAACACATATTTCACTGCTTTAAAAACTAATAAATTCCAATTTTCTGATAATTCGTTAATAAACAAATCATTTTTTAATGCATGCAAAATATTAGAAATTTCAATATTAGGAGTTTGATCAAACAATGATTGACTATAGGCTTGTGAGTTATCCCATCCGTAGGACAGATCCCATAAATTATTGTTTAATTGAATAGTTCCGTTTTGTACATAGATAACATTATAATTAGCATTAAATGTGCCAACGGTGCCTGATGCTGCGGGTGTGACTATAATATAATTACCGTCACCTCGATTTTTTATTTTTACATATTGTCCACCCAGCACAGTCAGTTGATTTAATTGATAAACAGTATCTATAATATGTGACAATTTTTTATAAATTTCGAAATCGTCACTAGCCCAATCAACATATCTCCAATATAGAAGTGTATTGTAACTTTGGGTCCTAATTTTATTCCAAATTCCGTTGCTATTTTGATAGACGGCCCACCCACCGTTTCCATTAGAATCTGAAATTACAGTCGCAGTGGTTATCTGCAAATCAGTGATTTCTATCAACGCAGTGGAGTCCTCAACTACTACCCAAGACGATGTAGTAGGCTGGGGCGGCAATTCTTGATCTGATAGACGTTGAAAACTTCGATTTCCAGTAGTCTGATTTTTGATCAATACACTATTAGCAAAGTCTACAATGTTTCGTAAGGCTTTTGATCTATCATCAAATAGGGTCTGTTGTGGCCGAATATCTATTCCAAATTTTGCCCTATTAGATAATTTGGGGTCAGGCACTGTATTTCCCAAACTATCATTACCAATAAGGCTATCAAATAGTTTCTTTTCAATTATTGGAGGAATTTTACCTAATCCCTCTTTGACCAATTGCCACTCTACATGGTTTAATGTTTTATTATTTGAATTATCAATTGTAAAATTTAAACTAATCTCATCCGACCGAAGTTTTACAGAAGCATTAGCTATTATTAAAGAACTAGTTGAAATAAATGCAACATGCTGTATTCCTGAAGATGTGGGGTTAGCAATATAACTGGCTACAGAAAACGCACTTATTTTTCTATTTTTTACATCAGGCACTGTTACTTTATTCTTTACCCAATAATAATATATATTGCTTAAACTTCCAACAACATTATCATACACTTGTTTTATTGATATTGCACTGTTATCAACATATTTAGGTTGCCCGCTAATACCCTGAGTCATGCCACTAGGTGTATCTGCAATAGCACTCCATTCACTGGGCAATAACGATGATCCAACCCATTCGTATACGTCAATACTGGCTCCAGGAAATAATTTTCCCCAGTTATTCTTTCGATATTCCAATTCTCCCTGCTCGTACCAGATAAATTTGGCGGTGCTCACATCCCACCATAATTTTCCTATCTGCTGATCAATCCAACTGGTGTTGGGGTTTACATTAACTCCCTCGCCACCCAGGCTATAAATTGCGGGGTCGGCTGATGTTATATATGTTAACTCTTCCTCAGCAACTCCCAATATTTTTCCTTTTAACGGGTCTACAAAATCAAAATAATTTATAATCTCATCTGACACAGTATCAATTAACCGTATTTGTTTTACGGAGTTGGGTAATAAAAGATCATCTTGTATTCGATCAGTTTTCCAACCATCAATAGATTTGTCAATTTTAGAAAATTTATAAACACTGCCAGTATTTTGATTAGACACCGCAGGCGCACCAACTAATATTATATCGTTATCAATAGCCACTGATGTGCCAAAATTGGTCAATGATGAAACAGATTCCGCAAATTCATTTATTTCTTGGCTAAATTTAAAATTTTTATTTTTTCTATTATAAAGATAAGCAGTTCCTGAATAGTCCTCAGATTCAATAAATCGCGTTGAATTAAAATCAAAAGTAGTAAGATTATCAAATATAGTAATTACAGTAGTATTTGTACCCATTGCAGTTACTACCAATGCATTTGACAAAGTATTAATATCCAAAGCCATACCAAAATACATTTTACCGTTTGGTATCAAATTGGTTAATACTTGAGTTAACGTATAAATTCCACCAGTATAGGTATTATTATAAATTGCGACTGCACCAAAACTGGTATTTATATTTACGGCATTGGGTGCAGATATTGCCAAATATGATCCGTCGCCACTCATGGTCATTGCTTGACCGAAATTGCCAGTATTGCCAAACGGGCTATATAGAGTCTGTATAATGGTAGTTCCGCGTATTATGGAAACAGTTCCTGAATTTTGTGGTCCGTTAAACGGTGCACTAACAGCCAAGTAATTTGCATTATCAGAACCAACAATTGAATATCCCCATTGCGCATTGGCATCTAAAGATACAATAGACGTCACTGTGGTGGCCGGACTTATTAATAATGAATTGGCAGTGGCAGTTACTATATATGAATATACTTTATTAATTGCTGGCGCGCCGACCAACATTTGTTTAGTACTGGTGTTACGCTGAACAAAAATACTAGATCCAAATGTGCCTGAAGATACATTATTAGTAAGTGTATTGATTACGGTAGATTGATATGTTAAATCAATACTGATGATTTGAAGCATACCTTTATTGTCATATGCTCCAGGAGCACCGGCAAATACTAAACCAAATGGACTATTTTTATTGGGATACTGAACATCATCATAAAATACTACAGTACCTAATTTGTTATTGCCACTAGTATTTGGCATTGCGTAAAACGCAATTTCCTCTAATGTTGAATTTTTGTAAACAACTATTGCTCCTGATGTACCATCACTTGTATTTTTATATAAAGGCGAACCTACTACCAAAATATCTGAATTTTTTCTTAAACTAATACTAACTCCGTGACCATCTGATAAAGAATGGTTCCCGTATATTATGTTACTGAAAAAATTGTTTACTTTTTTATATACTGCCCACCCATCATTGCCAGTGCCGTTCTCAGAATCTATCCAAAGTCGAGTGCCAAGACTGTATTGATATAAAATATCATCAGATGGAATATTATCAAATTTTGGAAATCTTAACGACTCAAATGTAAACAAAAATCCTGGAAAAGTAAAATATGCGGACGAAGCAAACGAGTTGCTATTGACGATAACAAACTGTGTTGAAGATACAATTGATTCAACGGTATAGACCCCGTCTAGCAAACTGTTAATTCCAACAATAGATACAATTTGACCGGCTATCAAATTATGCGGGTTAGAAGTGCTAATAGTTACATTATGATAAATGGTGTCGGACACAGCATCAACAATGTCTGCGCTTAATAGTTTATATCTTAATACATCCCAATCACCATTTGGTTTAAACCCTAACCAAATGGTGGTGCCCTCCAATAAATTTTTAGAATTTGCAATATCTAATAAACTAGTTTGATTATATGCAGTAGCATCAACATCATCAAGTCGAACATACCCTGCATGAATAAATTTAAATGCGTTATTTAAATTTGTAGTATGTATTCTAGGAATAGAACCCATTTTTGGTGAAATTGTAAATTTACCAGGATCAATATACTGCACTGGAGTAAATGTTGTTTCTGATACCGGTTTTTCAAATGTAATAATTTGAGGATTTTCTATAAAAGACCCCTCAATTAACGGAAATTCAAATTCTTGAACGGATGTGAAATTACCATATTGGCCCACTCTCATTGCCCAATTTTCGTAAATTTGAATATTATTTTTTAAATTTTGAGATCTAGCCTTCGACAATTTTAGAATAGCATTTTTTGTACCTTTATCTCTGATATATCCTTGATAAAATTTATATTGAGATATTGTATTTGGAATAACATTATTAAGATAAACCCTAGGCAAATAACCAATTAAATTTTGCGCAGATTTTTGTTGCCCAATATCAAAATTATCAATATCTAAACTATAAAAATCATTAAATTGATTAATTTTATAATCAAAATTAGGTAGTAACCCTGCTATAGGTTTTTTTATAAGTTGTTTCCATTTGGTAAAATCAAAAACTTTAGATCGATCAATATTTGTTCTTGCACTATAATAAAAATTATTATATCGAACAATACTGCTAGCAAGGTAAGATGCATTAGGTGCCCAATCAGTAACGGATGCTGCATCGTAAACAAAACCTGGAGAAGAAAATTCTCCGTTCCACTTGGCTGTTCGGAAACCAACCATTTTTATACGTTTTTGTCGGTTGCCGGTTTGTACATCATAAACTATATCTCCAAAAGTGGTAACATTTTTAAAAATTATTCCATGCTCTTTTTGTATGGAATTCAATCTTGCAAAATATATTCCATCATCAGTGTTTATTGTAGCGACAGTAAAAACACCATTTTGTCTAGTTATAAAAAGATTTTTTTTATCAAATGGTGTGCCATCTGCTTTAGTTAAACTGTAGTCATAAAAGCTGTTGAAAATGTTGTCAACTATCGACTTATTAAATTGATATGTGAACTGATCCGCAAACGGACTCACAGTTAGTATACTATTGTTGACCCAATTCTGAGTAGTCCAAAACAAAAATTCATTTGCGCTCAAATTCCAATCAACAACTTGCCCTAAATCATTATTAAATTGATTGAATACAAAACCTTGATCAACTAACCAGGTTCCATAACCCAATATCAAATCATACACATCCTGTACACGTGAAAAAGTAGTTCCGTACGGAATTCTAATAGCATTGGTGTTGAAACTTGCTACTAGTTGGACAGAAACACCCCCAGATGTTGGCAATGATGTCAATTTTGAAAACAAGGTTGAATCAAATATAGGTCCTGCTCGGTGGGATACTGCTACTCGATAGAATGAAGATCCGTATTGAACAATTTGATCCTTTTGATAAAATGTATTAGCCGGTGTCGATGCTGCAGAAATTGTATCCAATGTACTAAGAGAAGATGCTGATGTATAACCAGGAACCCAATTGACGTAGTCGCTGCTAACACCGCCAATAGTGGTAACTGGCGTTGCAGAATTCCTAGTTGCTGGATAGTATGTAAAATAAGGGTTGTCCCTGTCGTAACCCCTAACAACAAAAGAATCATTTCCTATTCGTTGTATAATTATACCAGAAATTCCTATACTGTTAATTGGATTACTGACATTAAGAATTGACGAATAATCAATATTTGGAAGTAGCGCACCTATAGAATTGGTGGTTGGCTCGTAGGCATCAATAAAAAATTGTGTTGTATTTTTACTTAAGAATCCGCCAACTTTATAAAATAAATTAAAATTGACATATTTTAAATCATTTCGAAGTTTTAAAATATAGTCAACATCCCGCTGTTGTCCAATTTCACTAACAAAAACACTAAAACCGCTGTTTAATGGAACTCCAAAATCTCCATGGATCGGCAAATCGGCTATTCTTAAAAATGTTTGGCCATTATTATTAGAATAAACCCATTGATCAATTTGATTAAGCATCATATTTGCTGGGTCATACATTAAAGACGAATACGATGAAGGTTGGGTCAACGCCAACAATTTTTGCAACGCAAACGGCCAACTGCTACTTCGCCTCCACGCAGTTTCCGCAGGCCCTTGATTACCAACTGCCCAGCTATGACTGCCAAAGGTATCAGGGAATGGTAAGATTCCAATGTCCATTGGACTTAATAAATTTCCAAATGTGTCAACTGGAATGATGTCTAATAAATTTGGCCTAGCATAAAACTTATCAATGACTACTCCGTTAGCAGTAACTGCAATTTTTCCTTGTGCAAGATCTGACCATAATATAGAATTGCCAGATGTATATGGTGCGCTGCCATATTGGGCGTCCCACCATTCAGGTTTTTGAGCTAATCCCAGCATTTCCCAAGGATTTGTGTGCGGTCTGTCAGTGTCGTAGTAGTATTTAAAAATTGATCTCCAAGACCCAATAGTAGGATAATTCCAAGTAAATGAATTATTTTGATCATACGTATTATTAGTTGTATAATCAACACCATAATTTATGGCCCATTTGATAAAATCTTTTTCTAGTATAGAAGTAATTTCTGAAAAAGAATATTTGCTGATTTGTAGAGAATCTCGATAAAAACCAGGATCAACACTGTGTATGTCAAAGAGCTCTTTACGATATTTTACCTTTAAATTATTAAAAATCCGTAGTTCATATTCTAAAACAATGTCGTCGCGATAATCGCCAAATGCAGGCATTATACTGCCGTCGTGGCCCTGTATCACCATTGTTGGGGTGATATAGGTACCATCTAAAAATTTAGATGGTACAACACTGGGGTATAACCCCAGTTTAGTAGGAGTTGGCGGAATATAACTTTTTTTAGTGTCCTGATAGTAATTTATTGATATTTGATCCCCAACTGCCAAAGGTTTTAAAATATTAACAAACGGATCAATACTATCAAACGTATAATCAATTGCTGACGTTAATTGAATATTGTTAATGTAAACCAATATGCTAGTATTAGACGGTACTTCAAGTGTAAACTCTATTGGTAGCGCATATGACACAATATTAGTATTTTTAACGGTATAGTTTAAAATAGTTTTATTTTGTCCATGACCCAACATATCTGACAAATAAAACGGATCTCTACTTGTCTTGCCAGAATTAAGTGTTTCTAAAACTGCGTCAAGAGCGGATGATGCATGTAGATTTGATGAAGTTTGAGATATACCGTTAATTAGACTTAATTTAAAATAATTATATTCTTCAGAGCATTTTGTGATGGCATCAATAACACTATGTTCTCTTTTGCCAATAAACATCATGGCAAAACTAATAGGATTATGATTTGAAATTAATCGAGTACCTTGTTTATTTTTTTGATCTTGCAAATCACCATGCACCAATAAATCTAAATTACTGTTCAATGGATTATTAGCCAGTCCCAATGGGATATTATAGTAGTTGGAATTAATTACTTTTTCAATTGTTGGTGATATTAGTGGCTGCCAAACATTACTCAAATTACCATTTATTTTAAAATAAGTTTGACTAGCGTTGATAGTCACCGCTGCATTTACATTGTTAACAGCATTTATAACCCCTTTAGAAAAATAATTTTCAAATAATATACTTGATTTAACGTTGTTGTTCAAATATTTTAATTTTAACCCCAACACAGTATCAGTTATTGTATCAGAATCGCTAATGCTATAACCAAAAATTTTGTTCCCAGCAAAATTAGTCAAATGACTAGTTTGATCTGAATAACTAATTCCATTGCTATCAAATAGATCAAATAATGGCCCTTCATTTAAAACGGTATGCTGTTGACCATATACCCATTGATTTCCGTTAAACCACCAAGTTGTCCCAGCATATTGATTGCCGCTTTTAATTAATACTGATGTCCCAGCAGCTACTGTACCTGCTGGAACTAGTGCCACTTTTGAATTTATAAAAAATACTTCAAATATTGTGTTTCTAACCAACGGGTCTTCGTCGGCAGCAAAAATTATTCTATTGCGATAAGATACGGTTACCCCATCAATAATTATTGAAGTAAGAGTAGTAGTATTACTAGATATTGGACTACCTTCAACACCATTGATTATACCAAATGCATCCGTTATTCGATTATCAATCAAATCAACTGGGTCTGTGGCCGTAGAACCAAAGTTATACAATTGTATGTTTGGATTAAATTCAATGATAGGCCGAACTGCTCTATTTGAAATAGGTATAATCACATCTTTGTTGTTCAACATAGAACTAGTTACTATTACCTCTTTACTCACCCAACGATTATATCTAGACCATGGATTTTTATCGTTACTGGCTCTGTTAATAGTAATATATTCAGGAATCAACGCCTCAGTTGCATTTATTTCATCATATCCCAAAAAGTCATAACCGTAAGTATTTGAATCATATAAATCTGTTATCGGGGCAGCAAATTTTTCAGGGGTGTACAGTGAGTTTATCGGGACTAGTACAATAGATGTACCAGTACCTTCTACGAAAAATTCATTATATTGATATTTGGCATCAACCTGAACTCCGCTAAATGTTACCAGCATACCGTTCAATAAAGTTACATCAGTTCCATTAACAGTCACTGTGGCAGATTGTTTGCCTACAATTTTTTCATCAACATTTAAATAACTTTGATCAATATCAATTAAAAACGACCCAGACGGTAACCAAAAATACTGCTCATAATTAATAAATTTATCCAAATCAATTTGCGGATAAAACGGATAAACACTACTGCTGAACAACCTGTCAAAATTATCAGTATAGCCACCCTTTAACGAGATCTCATTAGATAAATCGTCGATGGTTGTTACTGACTGCGCATCTCCATTAATATTATACGTAACCAACGCAGGTTCTAATTGGTAAGTTTGTCGTAAACTGCTGGATTCTTGAATATAAGAATCAGAAGGGTCCCAGGTAGGTAATTTTGAAAAATCTACATAGGACGTGGTTGTGGATGAAGTTTTATAAACCACTGTACTGCTAGTAATATAAGTGGAAGAAGAAATTAAAACTGTGGAGCTAGATCTAGTAATATCAAAACTCCCTGGGCCAGCATAGTGCCAATTTCCACCATTTTGAGTGCTATAAAACACATGGCTGGAATTGTCGGCGATCATATCTTGACTGAGTTGAATGCCTGTACCCAATGTATCTACACTCTCAACGACATTCGTGTTAATAAAGGCATTAGTAGAAGATGTAGCAATACCAACCACTACACCGACATCGTCCTGCCCAAGACCTTTTACGGTTCTAGGAATTTTTTGATATATAGTTTCTACATACTGATTAGTTCCATCCGAATACATCGTAGTTTCATAATCATACGCAGGAATAGTGGGTATATTATCAGACTCTTTATAATGCGACCCTTGGAAACGCATCCTAAAAAATTGAAATGTGCCTGTAGTTCCTTGCTGAACAAAATGACCAGGAATTTCACCAGTGTTCAACGGTGTTGTACCGTCGTTACCACCATAGCCCTCCCACAAATCAGTATACATGGAATAGATAGTTGGATATGGCAAAACTCCAAATGTAATGGGAGAATAAACTGCTGATCCTTCACCAAACGTCAAAACACCATTAGTACCAATGTATACCTTAGTAAATAT